CCTGCGTAATACCCTCCGCCGAAAGCCTGACCAATGACTAATTGCACGGGCCAATTGTTAGCGGCCTTCGCCTGTAGTTGCTGCTGTAAAGTCCAAACACCTGAATAATTCGGCATGATGTTTCCCTTAAACTGCTACGCGGCGAACGGCGCGGACACGAATTAAATTGGTTTTATAACCATTCGGGTTTTGAAAACCATCACTGAATCGCTGATACCAAGCGTAACTAGCAGCAGACTGTGTACTAGCCCAATAACTCCCACCAGCCATGTTTTCAGCACCACTCGGAGATTGGAACGCAGCCGCAGAGGTTTGTGCGGGTGTTCCACCGGTGTAATTACTACCCCTGCTCGGAACAGCGTTGGTGTTGGTTCCGCTAGATGTATTGTTTGTTGCTGCTGTTGGTTTTAGGTTGTAGTAACAAATTTCCAATTCATTTACAGCGGGCATGTACCAATCGCTAAACCCACCAATGGTAAGCCCTTCACAGAATTGAGCGGCTGGATGACTAGCATCGTTCATGTTCGAACTATTTGTCGGCCCATCAATAACCGATGATGTACCGGAAGTGCTACCCGGAGTTATTTTCCAGCGGAGCGATGAGTTATAAGCAGAAGCAATAGGGCCAACCACAAGGTTAAAATCGGCTATACCATTGCCAGCAGTTGATATTTGTCCAGCGTAATAACCCCCACCATAAGCCTCACCAATAGCGGGAATGGGAGTTACAGAATTACTTGCTACGCTTGACGCACTAGGGCCAAATGAATTTACAGCAACAACAGTTATAGTGTATGCAACACTTGTTGTAAGCCCAGTAACGATAATTGGAGAAGACGAGCCAGTTGCACTAATCGTCGTGCCATCAGATGTTCTTCTTGCAGTAGCTATATAACCAGTAATGGCTCCACCACCCACATTAGATGGTGCGGTGAACGTCACAGACACCGAAGTTGAGGAAGCAGACGTAGCCGTGCCAATCGTAGGCGCATTAGGCACCTGCAACGGGTTATAAAACGCGGAGACAAACCCTGCTATATAGCGTATTGACATGGCTATTGCCTCTACGAATTGATCTCTTCCCAGCTTGTCGTGACAACTAAGTCACTCGCTGAACCTGCCGTGGCTCCAATCGACTCATTCTCTTTCAAGTAAAGCGCTGTAGTCTTGTCCAGAACAATCAGGGTCGCATCAGCAGGAACCGACACGGTGGAGACAATTGGGAATGCCGATCCACCCAAAGCTGCTGCGCTGTACTTGTTGATGGTGATGTCCGCAGCGTTTGTGCCGTCTACGTTAGCAACCATGATCATGTTGATCTTGTAGACCTTACCGCTAGATGCGGCATTGCTCACAAGACTGGTAGCACCGGTAGTCGTAAGTGAAACACTAGAATTTTCGCCATAAATAGCGGCGACGTTAACAATATTTGGATTTGCCACGATTTACTCCTTATAGTCCGAAGATCATTGCGAAAGCGATGGACTGGCCTTTAGATACACCCGATGGCGCGGGTGCAGTAGATGTCCAAGTCGTGCCGTTAGAAGTCAACACGTTGCCATTCGTTCCCGGAGCAACGAACTGAACCGCGCTTGTACCATTACCTAGAACGACGTTGTTTGATGTCAGCGACGTCTGACCTGTCCCGCCTTGCGCCACCGTGACAGTTGCTGCCTGCTTGACTAGCTTGCCCGTCGTTCCGTCAAACGCCACTAGCGCGTCAGCGGTCGCCGAAGCAGGGCCTACAACATCTCCAGAGGCTCCAGACGCAGAAGCTAGTAGCGTGACAACCCCTGAAGAGTTCTCACAGTACAACTTCATGTCGTTGATGTTCAGCGCTAATTCACCGGGCGACAGATTGCCTGCTGTAGGCACCGCAGAGGCGGTTGTGCTGTGATAAGTAACAATTGGAGTAAAGCCTGCCTGTGCCATTAGAATGTACCTCCAGAGATCCCAGCCGTCGCTACGACCGTTCCCGTTGTCAAAGTATTAGTAGAAGGGTTATACGTCATGTCGGAATCTACGCACACGCCATTACTACCCGAAGTGGCTGGCATAAACGCCATGTAATAAGTAGCGTTTGCAGTGACCGCCGTGGTCGTAACATTCGCCGCATTTCCTACATCTAGCGTCGATTGGGCTACATAAGCGGGTGCCGCAAGTCCTGCTGCCAACACATACCCATTAGTGCCTAGCCCTAACTTAGATAGTGTCGCTGTTCCGCTGGCATAAATAATATCCCCAGCAGCGTAGGAAGTCAGCCCTGTGCCGCCGTAAGCAACGCCTATCGTGGTGGCGTTCCAAGTTCCCGCAGTCAGCGTACCAACCCCAGTGATCCCGGTATATGAACCGCTGATACGCGCCGAATCAACCGTGCCAGACGTAATCTGGTTTGCGTCAATCGCAATCGAAGTATTGACCGCGGTGGTGATCTGCCCTTGAGCATTTACCCCAATAACTGGAACCTGCGATGCCGACCCATAAGTCGCTGCACCAACTCCAGTTGTCGCAATATTGAAGGTGTACGCAGGCGACTCGTTCAAGCCTGTGCCTGCGCTGTAAGTCAGCGGCGCACCGAACTGGCTGAAGACGATCCCTGTAGTGCCTACAATGATAGGCAGGGGTGTCTGCTGTACCCACGAGGTATTCGCGTTTGCAGTACCCGAAGTAATCAGGAAGAAGTCACCCTGATCGATCTGGTCAACCCCTGTTCCTGATGTATCAAAGTCAGTCGCACGGATCAGAATAAAAGGTAATCCAGCATCGCCAGCCTGAGATAGCGTATAGACACCGTTCTCAAGCGTTGCCGCCTGATTTTTGATCAGTATCCGAGTACCGTTATCCGCAGGCGAAGTGAACGTATAGCCATCAACCGTCAATGCACCGTTAGCATTTGCAGTCAGCGTCGCACCCACACCGCCTGTGCCGTTCGCATAGGTAACCGCAGGCAGCGCTGTGGTCGTTGCGTATTTGCAGGACTGGTGGAAGTTGATGCCCGAGGCTATCGAATCGGCGTAGGTCTTATTGACGATGTCGTTGCCAGTAGACGGTGGAGTGGTAATCGTCCCAGAAGTCATTGCGACCGACGTAAACGTACCAGCCGCAGGCGTCGTGCCGCCTATTGTCGCGCCATCTATTGCGCCACCCGTGATTGCAACCGATGAGGCCGCTTGGGTAGACATCGTGCCAAGACCTGTGATGTCGGTATTCGGGATCGTGGCGCTTGCCGTTAGAGCGCTTGACCCAGTGCCTTTGACGTAACCCGTCAAACTATTAGCTCCGGTGCCGCCATTTGCAACTGCAAGTGTGCCACCCAGTGTCAGCGTTCCGCTTGCGGTGATCGGGCCACCAGAGAAAGTCATCCCTGTAGTGCCACCAGAGGCATTTACCGAAGTAACCGTACCAGCGCCTGCAAGTGCACCCCAGACAAAGGCTGAGCCATTCCACCGCAGATAAGTGTCGGTAACCGTTGGCGCAGATACAAAATCAGTTGTGTTTACAGCGCTCTGATACAGAAGCTGATTCGGGCTACCGCCGAGGATATTCGCTACAGCCGTCACGGTAACGTCTGTTGCCGAAGTGATACGGCCTGTGGCGTCTACCGTAATCTGGGCGACTTGACTGCCCGAGCCATAAGTTCCCGGCGATACCCCCGTGACATCTAAGCTGATCGTCGGGTTACCAGACAGGCCGTTGCCATTAGTGACAACAATCTCGCCAGCCGTGCCAGCAATCTGTACTGAGCCAACGCTTGAGCCGTTTTGAAGGGTCAGAAGACCAGACCCAGCAAGGCCATTTATAGAGCCTACAGCGCCCGTTAGAGAAATTACAGGGTTACCTGCCACCCCATCACCATTCGTGACCGCAACGCCCGTTCCAGAGCCTGTAAGCGTCCTTCCTACAACCGTATTGCCGCTGGTCTTGGCAATCATCCCATTAGTGGACGTTTCAAGGCTTCCAGAAGCCCCGTTCAGGATGATTGAGATCGTACCCAGAGCGCCCGTATCCGTCAGCCCTACGCCCGTACCACCCTGCAATCTGCGGGAGTTAGGTAACGTAGACTCGGCGTTAACAGTAATGAACGTCTGCTGTTGGGTTGGCGAATTAGCAATTGCCGCGACGGTCGTCTGTACCGTCTGCCCGTTCTGGCTAATCGGCACCGACTCCGTGCCAGTCAACGACTGGGCGGCGGGGAGTTGTGTGATCGTTACTTGCGCCAAGATTTTCCCCTACGTTGTGCTAATCACATCCAGATTACCGTTGTTCTCTGGATCATCTGTGTTTTGATTAGTCGATAGTACAAACCCAGTTGTTGTAATAATATCATTCGGATCGACTGCAATATTCGCATCAGGCCGAGGAAATCTAATAGTGATACGTTCGGTCTTTCTTGCAGGCAAACGATACGGGTCAAACTGGTCTTTGCAGTTTTGGCTGCATACCATCAGACCCGGAAAGTTAGGGTCTTTCGATAAATCAGCGTGCGGACGCTTCATGCGACACCTATCGCATACTGCAATTGCAATATCCGAATAACCTCTAGTGTCTAAGAAGACCGGCATAGTTACCTAGAATAAACAGAAATATTCGGCGCGAGGTACACAGGCGACTTGTCGCGCTCTTCAGCCTGAGCCAAACCTAAGTATTTCTCAGCCTGCATCTCTAAATACTGAATCCGCTGCATATCAATACCCGGCAGCTCCATCGACATCTGATGCGCCAGCATGTTCTGAATCGCCAAGTACCAGCGGTCAGGGATCTCTAGCTGCCCATCTAAGGCACCCACATCCATGATCTGACGCGAGTAGTACACAACGATCTGAACAAACGGATCGCTTGGCACAGGCCATAAGTTGATCTCAGCTCGGGGAATAGTACGGTTGAACCAGAATTGATACGGCTGGTTCGCAGTAAAGTTCTTGTTTGGCAGCGAGACATAGTCATCGCGGTTTAGACGCGCCATCGGGACTTCTCGGCTGTTATTGCCGACGTAGAACTCACGAACCTGCAACGTGTTACCGCCGGTCTCGCGCATACGGTAATACTGCTTACTAGCACCCGGATCAATCTGATACCAGAGCCACTCGTTATCGACCCAAGTTTCTACTCCGGTGTCTTCGAGTAACGTCCACGTTGAACCATCACTGGAGGTTTCAAAAAGGATGTGAAAACTTCCTGACACTCCCGGAAGAATACCAATAGAGCCAGCGTACACAGGGTTATTAGTGCCATAGTTCACCGAAATGTTGCCGTTAGGGGATGTTTGCACGCAAACAGTGTTGATGTTGCTGTCAAAAGCGTTGGCTGCTATGCCAGAAGACGCAGAATAGCTGCCAGAAGGGCGCTCCATCGTGCGATAGTTGGCATTTAGGACGTCAATACCGCCTACAGGCAGGTAATAAATGTACTGATCGGCCTTCAGACCGATAACTTCTTGCCCAATAGCCCAATAATTGATGCCAATGTTGGCTAGATTGGACAGAAGATAGAAAAGAGACTGCTTGGCAGAGTAAATTTGCTCGGAAGTCAGCTCTTCAGCCAACTTACCAGAGCGTCGGGCTCCGTGGTCGATCAAATCCTGTACTTGGATGACAGTCTGACCGATAGTTCCAGAGTAAGCCATGTGCTTTCCTTACCATGAAGGGCATTTAGACGATCTCTTACCGCCTGAAGACATCTTGCAA